TCCTAATAAAGTAAATAGAGTTTTAATTAATCAGATTAATTTTGCTGATGCGTGTGATTTTAATAATATAAATGTATTTTGTGCACCATCTTTTAGCGTAACTCAAGATAAATATTTTCCACCTTACTTATCTGAATCATTTAAAAATTTGTTAGTTGAAACTTGCAATGAACGTAAAATGGTATCTAACACAGTTGTTCCACGAGACCCTGTTTATATGGCATTTGGATTAGGGTTTACTAATTCAGCTGATATAACCTTAGATATACTGGATGAAACGTCACTTTATATAGTAAGGGAAGTTAATAATAAAATTAACAAAGATACATTGAAATCAAGAGTTGGTAATCTTATTAAATCATTTTTTAGCCCATCAAATAATAGTTTAGGTCAAAAATTAAACTTTAGTGATTTAACTAATGATATATTATCTATAGAAGGAGTAAAGAGAATTTTTACTAAGAACGATTCTAATAGTAGCAGTATTGATACCGTATCATTTCTCTCATTTAACCCTGTTTATGAAACAAGTGATATTACTTTAGTTAATCAAGATATAACTTTACCGTACTTTAAGTTTCCTTATATGTATTCGCCTCTTTCTATATCTAATCGTATTAAAGTAATAGATGAGTAATATTAAAACAGATTATGCTCTTTTTGATGTAGTAGATTATAAAGGAGAGAATAAACTCTCTTCTTATAATTTAGATATAACACCTCTAACTTTTAAAGCTCGTATACCTGAAGATGATGGAGTAGATATACCCCTCAATGATAAAAGAGTTACTTTTGATTTTGGTGACGGTAGTTTTGGAAATAGTATTTCAAGTGTACATGCTTATGAATATCCAGGTGAGTATACTGTAAGAATGATAATCAGAGATTGTAAGAATAATTCAGTTCTCGCCTCTTATAGCACTCCTATACAAATTCATGACTTTGTAGTTAACACTTTTACAGTTAATGTACCTAGTAATGCTGATTTTTTGACTCTTTCTGCAGGTCAATTTGCAGGGCCTCTAACTGTTACAGCGCAAACCCCATTTTATCAAGATTTACAAGATATATACTTTAGTACATCAGGTTGTGAATTTGATAATTATTTTAACCTAGCTAAAAACAAATTTAACAGTTTAAAAAAATACTTTTCTATTTATGAAAGAATTTATTTACCAACCCTGTCTAGTTATGAGTATGTTGAAGTTCAAAAAATAAGTTTATCTTCAACTGATATATACGCTAGAATAGATAGCAGTAATATTGGATATGGATTAAGCTCTAGTCTTTCAAGTGTTTACGCTGGTAGTTCAGGCACTAAAGAACTGTACTTAAAAACTGAAGATCAATCCAATACCTTTAATGTATCCTTCTTTAAAGATAGGGAAAACATTTTTGCTAATAGTTTAAAGGGATATAAAAATAACAATTATACTAATAATCTTAATATTTCAATATCAGCATTTGTTGGAGCTACTTCAGGACAAACATTAAGCTCTATAAAATTTTCCTCTAATGGTATATTAGGAGAAGACATTGAACAAGACCCATTTCCGATTAGTAAGACTCAATATAAAGGTTTAGAAATACCCTTTATAATTACACCTGTTAATAATAACAATTATACTATGAAGAGTTTAACAGCAGGCACTCCTACTTTTGTAGTGTTATCTGGAGCATCTAGTCATGTTTTTGCATCATCTAACATTGTACCATCTTCTTATTATACAATATCTGATTTAGCTAACTCACTCTCATCAGTTGATACTAATTTTTGGTATAGAGGTGTTTTAACCTTTAATGACAATCTTTCTGCAACTGCTACAAGGATTACTCTTAGCGCAAGAAATACTTATACATATAATACTAACAGCTCTCTTCTATCAACTGTCAACGGTCATGTAACTTTAACTGCTTACCCTAAAAATTATTATGATTTTTACAAACATAATGAAGATTTTGATTTTGAAAGAACCATAAAAGATTTACGTTTCCAGGAAATATTATTAGATAAAAATATATTTTTCGATGATTTTATAGGTACTATATTTGGTGATGTTAGTAGTAGACATGATATTCTAGGTAAAAAGTTATATGAGAAGGTATTTAACTTTGTTTCTAATAATTCTGATATAGATATATGTGATATCAATTCACTTATTAGCATGGCGAGTATGACTGATGATTATGGTATAGTATTTGATAGAGCTTTAGCTCAAGAGCCCGCTGAAGTAAAGAGGTTTTTAGATATATTAAGTGTAAGTTATAATAAATTTAGAGGGGGTAAAAATAAATTTGATGAAAACTTTGACCCTCAAGGAACTACTACAAAAGCAATTTATGGTAAAAATTTAGGCGACGAAATTAACTCACTAACTTATGAGGTTACTGCAGGAAGTGATTTAGTCGCTTATGAAAAATTTAGTAATACATATCACCGTTTGAATACATTTCAACCTATAAGTGCTTTAAGCGGTATAAACTCAGGTCCTCCATTAGGAGCAAAGAATACAAATACATATATGCTTAGCGATTATAGTAATCAATCTAATAACGCATCGCTAAGCGGAGGTGATAATTGGGGGTGGAGTTTAATTTTACCATCATCTTATAATATTGAAACTGTAAATACGTTTTACGAGTTTTATAGCTTATCTGCTGTTTATGATGATACTATATTAAGCGGCTTGGTTGATTACAGTAACGGTTTAACTACAGTAGATTTTACCTCACCTTTAAGCAGTTTAGAGGGAGAAAATAATATCTTTGATATTGTCATACGAAATTCATTATTTAGTAGTCTATCCCTGTTCTAAGGATAAATATGTTTAATGGATAACATTACTACAGGGTTTCCAAACGTAAA